AATATGGTTAAACCGCCGACAAACGGCGACCAAGATAGAAAAATTTATCAAGCAAAATTAAAACTTTTGAAATTGAAGGGGGAAATGAAACATGAATTTTAAAGAATATCTGGAAAAAAGGAATGCCCTTTTGGCTGAGGCTGAAAACTTGCTGAATGAAGGGAAACTGGATGAATTCGAAGCAAAAGAAAAAGAGATAAAGAATCTCGATGAAAAGTATGATGCAATCGCTAAAGCGCAAGCAAATATGAAGGCATTAAAAGAACAAGTGCCTTCCGAGAAAATCAAAAATCTAATCGAAAGCGAGGATAAAAAAGTGGATATAACGGTTCAACCGAGAAAAGATGAAAAAGAAGTCTATCTCAATGCTTGGGCTAAAAATATGATGGGCCTGAACCTGAATGATGAAGAAAAAAATGTATTCAACCAAGTTAATGCAAAGTTTATGAACGCCGTGCAAACGACTTCCCAACATGCGGTTTTGATCCCAGAAACTGTCCGTGAAGGGATTTGGCGCGAAGCAGGAGAATTATATCCGATTCTTGGTGACGTTCGCATGACGTTCGTGCCGGGCGATCTGACGATTCTGAAAGAGGAAAATAGCGGATCGGATGCGGAATGGTATGACGAAAACACTGAAGTTACTGACGGTGATTTTGCACTCGGTGTGCTGAATCTCACCGGTTGCGAATTGGCGAAAAATATTCCTATCTCTTGGAAATTGAGAAAAATGTCCATCCCGGAATTCATCGCTTATATCCAAACTTTGCTTGCTGAAAAAGTAGGGGCCGCGATGGCAAAGGCCATTGTGAGCGGTCTCGGAAAACCTGGAGCCGGCGATACCTTTAAACCGCAACCGAGGGGCATTGTAACTACACTTCAAGCTGAAAGCGGAACGCCGCAGATCGTTGCATTTGACAACTTGTCCTATGATTTGCTTGCACAAGCGATGGGTAAAATCAAGTCTGCTTATAAGTCTGGCGCTTCTATCTACGCTAAAAGCGAAACCATTTGGAATGTGTTGGCCACCTTAAAAGATGGTGAAGGCCGTCCGCTGTTCATTCCGGACGTAACGAGCGGCGGTGTGGGTCGGATTTTTGGAATCCCTGTCAAAGAAGAAGATTCAGTGGCAGTAAATGATATCCTCATCGGAAATGTCTCCAGGGGATATGCTATGAACGTGAACGAAAATATGACGATCTACACCGAAGACCACGTCAAACAACGTTATACGGACTACATGGCCTATGCCATTGTGGACGGCGACGTCATCACGACCAAAGCGTTCGCATATCTGAAGAAAAATATCCCGGCTGGGTAAGGTGATTGATAATGAAATTCAAAGTCATTTCTCCATTTCGAGATAAATACAATTTGAGCAAAATCTATCAGGTCGGTGAAACGTTTGAATCGGAAGATGAAGTAAGAATCAAAGACTTATTGGATCGAAAATTAATTGATGGCGAAGGCGCGTCTGAAAATGATGCGCCTTCTTTTCCTATTGCCGATCAAAACGAATTACAACTGATGACCAAAAAGGAACTAATAGACCTTTTGAAACAAAAAAAGATTCCGTTTAATAGCCGCCAAACGAAAGAGGAATTGATTCAATTGCTTGGGCGGTGAATGATCGTGGCATTGCTTGATGAGGTGAAACTTTCTTTACGATTGAGCGGAACAGATTTCGACGAAGAAGTTCAGGGGTTAATTGATGCCGCACGAAAAGACTTAATTCGGATTGGGGTAATACAGGAAAAGGTTGAAGCCGAAGACGGCCAATTGGATCCGCTCATCAAACGTGCGATCATCACATATTGCAAAGCTGAATTCGGCTATGACAATCCGGAGGCAGACCGTTTCAAAGCGTCTTATGACATGATCAGACAGGAATTGAGTTCATCAAGTGAATATAAGGCGGTGCCCGTCGATGAGGCACTCTGAAGTGATTTATCTCATTTCGTCGCAAATCATTGAAGATCAACACGGTAATCAGAGAGAAGTAGCGACGGAGCGAAAGGTTTTTGCTAATGAATTCACTGTCACTTCAAATATTTTTTTCAATGCTGATGCAGGCGGGCTCAAACCGTCCAAATCATTTGAAATCTATTCATTCGAATATCGGAATGAATCTAAACTGAAACATAATGGCGTTGTCTATCGCATCATCCATACGGAAAAACGCGGGGATAAAACC